CAGCTTTGCGATTGTCTCAACGACATACTCCAGGTCATCTCTCGACAGACTGTTGCGCTGCTGGACGAGTTCGATCATCCGTCCAGCGATCTGATCGACAGTGATCGGGTCTTTACGCATTCTTCTCCTTTAACTTCGCATCAACCATATAAACCAGCGCCTGCCAGTTTGTTTTGTCGCCGAACGTCGCTCGATTAACCAGCGCACGCGCTTCGTCGTCCGTCAGTTCGACCCATTGGCGCTTCTCAGCCTGCTCGATGGCAGCGCGGAGGTTGTCCATCGCTGCGTCGATCTCACCCGGCAGAGCGATAGCGTTCTCGCCGACGCTGAGTTGGTTAATTTGCTCCAACACTTCCAATGCCTGCTTCATTGCCTCGATGCTCATCTCCGCCTCCACAAAAACCGCAGTGTCAGTCCATCAACGAAGTGCTTCTTGAACCGTGTATCAGGTGCCCAGATCACATAGCCAGTGAGAATGCCGACTGCCCACCCGTAGAAAAACAGTTCAGTCATAGCCAACTCCATGAAAGCACATACTTCCGACGCCCGTCGCGTACATCAATCTGCCGATATTTTCGCGGCAATCGTTTGGCAAAATATCTCGCTCGACCAAGAGAGCGAGTGGCGATGAAGTTTGTAGAGCCGCGCGGTGTCACTAATGGGCGCTTTAGCATCACGCAGAAGAATTTCATATCTCCCCCTTAAGCACTTTGGCTGCGTACAGATACTGATTGTGCTGACCACCAGACCGCTCGTGCAGGCGCTCCAATATCAGCACACAACGCTCACGCTCGGCCTTTACCGCCTCACGCACCGCTACACAGGCAGGGCGCTGGCACTTGTCGTGGCAAGTGTGAATTCCGTCGAACTCCATGCGCTCACGCTCGTAGGCTGCAGCACGCTCTGCAAAGCGCATCAGAAAGGACAAATCCTTTTCTGGCGTCTCCGATAGCTCCCAAAACGCTCCGGCCTCGGCAGCGATCTTCAGTATTTCGTTTTGGTTCATCGCTCCAACCTTCCATCTGGATTGCCATCACCGTCAACACTGACGGAGGTGGCTGGTACTTCGTAAGTAGACCAGCGGTGCCCACACTCCACGCAATCTCTCAATCGCCACTTCCAGCCGTACCTAGTGTCCCTGCGGCTCTCCTTCACCTGTGATTTCCAACTGCCACACTCAGGACACACGGTTTTCTCCTGTAATGATGATTGGCACTCTGTCGCCAAACCCTGCAAACGTCAGCCTCTCCAACCGGCAGTAAAGCGTTCTGCGAATGATCTGCTTACCGTTGAGAGGTAACCGCTTGCCTGTCAGGTGATACTCCACGATTCCCTTACAGTCAGCGATTAGCGACTCAACTATTTTCTGCTCGTTTGTCATGACTGTGTATTAGGGGAAACCCGTAGTCTTGCTTTCATCTCTGCCAATGCAGCCCGACCAATGTCTGTCTGTACTTTCGGGGCTGGCAAGGCGTCATAGGTTCTGTGCTCTACCCGGTCGAAGTCTCGATACATCCGTACAAACTCTGCAAGGCTGGGTGGCCATTGCCGGTCTAGTGTTGGTAGCGTGTGGAGGATGCGTTTGATGATTTCTACGTTTGCCGACTCGAGGAACAACTGCCAGGACTGATTTGCAGCCATGATTGCGTTGTCATCGTCTAGGTACATGGATTTGACCTTCTGCGCCCCGTAGAGAGTCGCAAGGTGCGTCATCATCCGTTCAGCGAGAGGGTAAGCGTCTGACATTGGCATCACCCATGTTAATGACTCGTCCAAAGATCAAATCCTCTTTCTTAGCTGGCTTCTTAGGCGCAACCCACTCAGCCTTAAATCCCTGCCAGCCACGGTCTACACACTCGTTTAGGGCTTCCTCTAGCGTGTAGCCAGCAAGATCAGCCTCTGTGCGTATCCGCTGCACAACTCTCTCAGTGACGATGGCTTTCTTCTGCTTCCGATGCGCCAAGAAGTCCTGCCAACACCCTTCTGATACGTCGTCTGGTTTCATTTGCACCTCCTGACGCAATCGTAAAGAGGTTTTGTGCTCTTGTGTAAAAAACTTTTCTATCGATTGTCCGTTAGCAATAGGTTCTGCCTAACAGTGTTTTCTCTGAGCATAGTTCCCCCAGGGTGGTAGCCCCCAGCGTAGCTGGTCTGGCTTCCTCCTCTCCCACTGCTGTCATCCTGTGACAGAGCCAGAGTACCTAGCGGCTGCGATTCATCCGTCTGTGCTTGGTCTACCACCCGTTAAGCACATACGTTATCCAGTCCCTCGCAGACAGGCTGGGAGGCTCGCAATCAGGGTGTCAGATTGGCCTGTGTTTTCTTCCGCGCAGCCCATGCAGGCTCTTGATCTCGCTCGGAGTGCGGTTAGCCGTAGAAATGAAAAAAGCCGCTATCTGCTGCCCCCCGGTAGGAACCCCCTTTCGAGGGCGAGGAGCATGAGATAGCGGCCTTTCGTTGTCGGTTCCTACGCCAACAATGTCAGTCTATCTAAAAACAGTTCGTATTGCAATTGCTGCCGTAACAACAGGTAGTACAAGTGACATACCTGCCGTTGACGAAGTAAGTGTGCGTGCTGCAAGCAGCGTAAGCAACACTCGCCACCAGAGAGAACAACAGACCTATTGCTACCTTCTTCATCTCAACCTCCTTGTAGTGGAAAACACCTGCTAGAGAACCTTTTCCCCGCACTACTTGACACTGAACCTGCCAGCCTCGCACAGAGCGACCAACGTCTTGCGGAACGCATCCTCCCAAGCCTCCCGCCGCTCCTCTCCCGTCATCTTCGACCCCTGGTCGATAGCAAAGTGGCAGTGCTGACAGAGTGCCGCGGTAAAGCAATCGTGTGCCTTCATCCCCAGGCCCTTGCCGTATGCGCCCCAGTTAGCGTGTGCGGCTTGTGTCTGACCGTCCAGACCACATCGCTGGCAGGATAGAGAGGCAACAGCCTTCAACCACGCTTTGCTGCGAAACATCGCTTCATCTCCTCCTCTAGTTCCCGCCTTGCTGGCATCCCTCTGGCCTTCTCAACCTGCTCCAGATGCTCTCGGCGCTTTTTGATCGGCCACCTAAGGACAGTGACAGCCTCGCAGTGCAATGCGTACTCTCTCGACTGTAGTCCTACTACGGCGCCATTAGGGAGAGTGACGAGTCTTGCGTTGTCGTGTCGTTCGCCGCACGCAAAACAGACATCTCGTCCGTCTGCGTCAACCCGTGATTTATCGCCCATGCCAGCACCTGCTCAACGTAGTCGGAAAACTGTGCCTTCGTCAGCCCTGTTGTAGTCGGCTCTGCCTCCATCACCTGACCGTTGGGCAACTCCAACATCCTCCCAGGCAGATAGCGAGTCTTGAAGTAAGCGTGCCAGACATCCTGATCGTGCGCCTGACCCTGCGGACGTATCTGCTCGCTGATCGCTGACAGTGTTGCCCAGTAAAAAGAGTTCTGAGCGCTTGTTCTGTTGGGTGGCTCTATCCGTACCACCCAGCCATGCCGAGCGGTTTTAACGGCCTCTACAGCCCTCTGGCGGGCAGTGTCGTGCGCTAGTGTGAAGATCACAGTTCCACCTCCTTTAACTGCCAACGGTTGCCTTCCTTGAACCACCCATGTAGCACCACCCGCCACCCTGAACGCAGCATCTCAGGGTAAGCCTCGGCTTCCTCGATCTTGTGCCGACGTTCTGACAGATGACCCTTGCTAGTCACCTGGATTGCTACCGTCTCGCCGTGACCGATTGCCAGCAGATCAATACAGCCCCAGAGGTCGTGCTTGCGCTTTGTGAAGCTGTTGTAGTGCTCGACCAGTGCTACCTGATAGCCCAGCTCTACAAGCAATGCCTTCGACCGAGCAGTCAGGCTAGACATTTTCGATCTGCACGATTTCGATGTTGGCGTACTGCGGACACAGATCACCCAGTTTGACCACCCCGCCCGTCAACTCCTGAATCTGCAAGGCTCGCTTGATCGGAACCCCCCGAGTTTTCCACCCGTTCACTGCCTGCTTGCTGACCTGCAACTGCTCACACAGCTTCCCCTTCGTGCCCACCAGGGCAGCGGCTAAGTTGATCGCGTCATTCGGTGTCATCGCAACCTCAAATTGTAAAAGTTGTAAAAAATGGAACGCTCTAGTTGACCTAGGGATGAAGTCTACTGTACTATTCTTTCACCGTCAACAAACAACAACCGAGGCACAAATGGACTTGTACTGGATTCGTGAGGACAACTACAACGACAGTCTCGAGCGTCAGCAAGAGTGGGAGAGCGACGAGATTGCCTGCTGGCTCGACTCAGCGTCAGTCAAGGAAATCATCCAGGTCTGGGTTGACCTAGACCGCGATACCGACATCACCACCGACCAAGTGATCGAAATGCTCTGGAACGGTGAGGATGCGAAAGCATGGCTCAAGCAGCGCATTCAGGAACTGGCAGAAACGCAGTTCGACACCTGGAAGCAGTCCTCCAAACTCGCATACAAGGCTTGCAAATGAAACACCTCGCAATCATCGCAGCAGGAGTAGTCCTCGGCATCACAGCAGTCGATTGGAGTATCGGTTCAACCTCAACGATAGGAGACCTTGT